CATACACTTAGCACCCTGCTCCGCAAAACCTTTAGGCGAAGCAATAGTAGACGCATGGAAGCTTGTCTTACCTGTGTTGGGCCTAGCACCCACAATGATGAAGTGACCACTACTTATACCTTCTATGCGCCCTGCTAGGCTAGGTATGTTCCACTTCCATTGTGACTGTGAGTTACCTGCCTCAAGGATGGTATCAATGTCAATGTCAGCCCACTCAACACTCATATTAGGCATGAAGTTATCCTCATGCGCTTCTAGTACCTGTCGTAGTGCCTCAAGAGAGGTAAGCTTACCGTTAACGTAGTCGAACCCTAAGTTAGCTACCTGCTCTCCTACGTGCTGCCTAAACATCCTTGACAGTACATCAGAGGCTACGTCCCTAGACATAGGAGCCTCTTTGCGTAGCTTGGAGAACAGACCCTCATAGAGAACCTTGTTAGCTGTAGTCATTGTGCTGTACTCAGAGAAGAACAAAGCTTCTAACTCAGAGGTAGATATAGTACGGTCATACTCTTCCATAGCGTTGTCCAACACACGCTTGATCTTGCGTACATCTTTAGTGAACAACTTGTCAGGGCATTTGATACCCTTGTGATCTTCATAGAACTCCTGATCGTGTAGAGTTCTTATGAGCGATAGCTCCATCATTATAGCTCATCCTCCTTCTGTGCGGCTATGCCATTCTGTATCAAGGATACAAAGCCTACATTAAATATGGCAGCAAATGTATCAGGGTCACACTCTACCTGTACTGTGGCACTACCGTCTTCATGCTCTTCTATGTCTGTGATTTTGATTGGTTTATTAACATCTTTAATCATCTTTTATCTCCTTGATATACTTACGAAACCTTTTATTGTAGGCACGTTTAATCTTTTTTAACTGGCCTTTTTTCCACAGATAAAACTTACGTGCTTTGGTAAGCCCACCATGCTCATCCCCACCCTTCATGGGTATGCGTTTAGTCATCCGTATAGTCCTCTCAATGCTTTCCAAGACAAAGGGAATAGCTTATGCATACTGTTGCATATCTCATTAGCTACTAGCCTAGTCTCTAACTGTGTATCTTCCTTGCACCGTAGGTTGCACATATCTGCAAGGGCGTCAAGACTACCTGACCAATACCATTCTGTCATGGTGCTTTGTGGCAACACCATACGTGCTTGCTCTGGGCATACACCTAGTCTCAATAAACCCTCATAGGATTGAAGACATTGATAGTATGGGTCTGTTTTATCTATACAACCATAGAACTCATTATTGCTGTATAGGATGTGCGTTGCTTCCTCTATAACACCATCGCTACCTTGCTTCTTATCCTCTGCCTTACCACGCCACACATCAGGAACATAGAACTCAGGCTTAGTGTCTACATACCTACGACTGATCTCATTCCACCGTAGGAACTTATGCTTAACCAACTGTCGTGCCACAAACACAGGTGCCTTGATGTGGAAGGATGCAAAGCAATGACCAAAGGGTGAGGTATGTTTATGCTTGGCTAGGTAGTTGATTAGCTTGGTGTCACTATCATGTAGTACCTGACGGGTAACTCCATTGGCGGTTACACTACCCAACGACTCACTCTTCTTACCAAAGGATACACGGGCTGCATTAACTACCGACAGGTCAGTACCCATGTAGTCTATTAGTGTTGCATCAATCATCTGTAGTCTCCTTTAGTATTTCTATTGCCTCTATCTCTGTCAGCTTAAACCACTCACCATTGTCATGCTTGTTCCAAGGGTGCATAGTTTTGAACGCCGCCAGTGTGTGTGCCTTACGTTCCGCTACGTTACGATCCTCAAAGTGTACTGAGTATACCAGCTTGTAGTCCCGCATAGGTGAGCTTGTTTGGTAGCCACTGAGCCTGTCTTCTGCATCAAGTGCCTTACCTATCTTGACCCACTCAGGCCATGCGGCATTTACAATAGCGTACACATACCCTTCTTTGATTTGACTGTAGTTGTTTAACGAACCAAAGGCAAGATCACCAAAGGATTTATAACGTCCCGGTTTGTACAACGGATGCTTCCTTGCTACATACTTTCCGTTTACATACATACGTCCATTGTTAGTGACGCCCATCTTTCTTTTGTGGCAGTCTATGCATCTGTAACATTTATTTAGTAACATCGTTTCGTATTGATTATCATTTGTTAATTCAACGTTACATGAATCACAACATCTAACATCTTGATCCATCATCAGAGGTATCATGCTACATACCTCGCAGTCTTGTACTCAAGGTCTGTATGTACAATGCCGTGCCACCCAGATAGTTTGTTCTTGACCACGTTGATGTGGCGCTGAAGGTCTTCCTCTTCTTGTCCCTCAACGGTAGGGTTCTTAGAGATCATGAACATCAGGTCAGCTTCTGCCGCCTTACCTGTCCGACTACCTTCCATCATGGCTTGGTTGAGTACAACCTTACCCTCTGCCTCTGCCGATAGCTGAGACATATAGAATACGGCACACTCTTGTTGCTTGGCTATCTGCCTAGCTTGTATGGCGTTAGCCTTGAGTGCCTCATCAGGACGGGAGAACCCTGCAGTACGTGCAAACTTGTCACCCATGTCTAGTATAACTATGTCAGGCTTGTATGACTTACATACTGACTCAACCCAATTCATGTCACGGCCTGTGGCATCTTTGAACATAACGTTGTCACGTATCTTGTTGAAGATAGCCATTGCCTCAGACTTACGCTTGACGATCTCATGCTTGTCCATGCCAGTTGCCGCCGTGATGTAGCGGTGGGCAACACGGTGGTAGCCTTCCTCATTACACAGTACGATTGTCTTAGCACCCTGCCATGCAAAGCCACCCGGTGCCGCCACAAGGGATGCATGAAAGGATGTCTTGCCTGTGTTAGGTCTGGCACCTACCTCAATTAAGTGACCAGCATTGATGCCCTCAACCTTACGTGTCAACGTAGGTATGTTGAATGTCCACTGTGACTCAAGGTCAGTCATGGCAAGGATAGTATCAAGGTCAATGTCTTCCCATTGTATCTTGAGGTTAGGGGTGAAGTCATCACCATACAACTCAAGCATCTGACGTAGTGGATCAAGGCTTGTCTTGCTACCATTAACGTAGTCAAATCCAAGGTTGGCAATGTCCTCGCCTATCACCTGTTGGAATAGCTTAGACAGTACGTCCTGTGCTATGTCACTGCCCATGACTTCTTGCTTAGTAACTTGTACAAACAATACGCTGTATGCTTGGCGCTGGGCTGTAGTAAGTGTGGCGTTCTCTGCCATGAATAGTGCTTCGATCTCAGCAGGTGTGACGGTACGCTCATAGCGATCCATAGCACTGTCGATGGCTTGCTTGATCTTACGCACATCCTTGCTGAACAAACGGTCAGGACAACGTGCGCCCTTGTGGTCATCATAGAATGGTTTGTCCATAAGGCTACGTATAAGGGATAGTTCCATTGGTTATTCTCCTAGGGTTAAAAGGTTAGCCATGTCGGTTGGCTCTTGGTATTTGAGATCATCGGTTAGTCGTAGCACCTTGACGTTATCAACGTAGCTACGTAATTCTTTTGCGAACTGCAGGGTCTTGGGTAGTGCGTCAGGGTCTAGTGCAATTATTGCCGTTGAGAACTGCGATAAGTATTCCTTGTGTCCAGTTGATAGTGATGTACCCAACACTGCGACCCCAACACATCCATCACTATCACCTACAACTGCGGCACTTATGCAGTCCTCAACAACTACAGCAGTTTTACCACGGCCTGATACGTATGGCAAGTAACTTTTTCCATAGCGTTTCCATTTAGGTATTCGTTTACCCAATGATCTACCCGTAGCATCTACTGTAACTCCACCATGCACAACAGGGAACACCACACGATGTTCCTTCACATCATACAATAGCCCTAGGTCTTGTGCATCAAGCTCCCACTCATTACAAAAGGAAGCAATCTTTTTGTAGTCTCTTACAAACCATTCAGGTTTAATAAATGTTGCAACGTGTGTCTCATCTGCAACAACATGAAGAAACTTTCGTATGTCATCCGCTGTCATTGATACGTTAGTACCACCTGACAACGAACAACTAGCCTTGTAACAATTCCATATAACAGAACCCATGTCATTGGTCACAGTAAATGTGTTCTTAGTATTACATAATGGACAAGTCATACGTCTTGTCTCACCACTTACTAGTGATAGATCACTTATAATACTATTTATATTCATATGTTATATCACTTTCTTTGTTACTCGTTAAGTACTCGATTGTACACGAACGTTTCTTTGTGTCAAGGCATTATTTGCAGCATCGTAAGTATGCTTCATGTATGGTTTCACAGAAGACACATTATTGTGGCCTGTCACTGACATTAGTTGCCCAATTGGTACACCTTTGTCAATCATCTGTGTCACCCCTGTCCTACGTAAGTCCATAAGTCGTAACTCTTCTGGCAACTTAGCCAGCCTCATTACCCTACGTCCTACCTTTGATAGACGTTCCATTGCATACGGTTGGTACTCACCCATCACTGGCCTTGGATGTGGTGCTACGTATGGTTGGAACCCAAACTGTACCGACTGTTCAATCAGCATAGTCGTTAGCTCAGGGGAGATAGGAAGCTCTACGTCAGCCCTACGTTTGCTTTGTTCAAGTTTGAGTACCCTACCCTCTAAATCAAGGTTACCCCACTGTAACGTCCTCATATCGCCTAGTCTCTGACACCATTCGTATGCCATCTGTACTATCAGTCCGATACTTCTGTACTCGTAGTCACTGTAAGCTGTGTCAAGGAACTTGATTACATCCCCATGTTGCCACACTACCTTGCGTTGTGGTGTGCTGTACCT